AATATTAGTACTGAGTGCCCCTATGGGCTATTAGTAGCTCTAGTATATATGCGTCACCATTCACCGATAGACAGGAGTAAATGGCAATCGGTGGATGTCACCAATAGCTTCTCTCTCTAAAACGAGAGCTTCTCTCTCTAGAATTGAACGCTTTTGTCACCACTTTGCCTGGAAGCATTGGATGCACCCATATATCGCTAATAAATTAAATATTAATTTATTTTTCATACGCACAATCTATACACTCCTGCGCACTATTTAAACACATTAACGCCTCGTTGTTGACACAATTAAACAAATATTATTTAAAATATTTGTTACTCCCTCTATACACATCTTCTGTAATTAGCTTAGCTTTTGGGCGTTAAGTAAGTATTAATTTAATTTTTTCTCTAACACATGATTGATTTGTTTGGTTTATATTATGATTTACATAATATTTGTTGTCACTTCCGCTGGCGCGGCCATTTATTCATGAATTCATAATTCCCTTGTCATGTGTTATTTTCCAGATAATTATTCGCAACACAAAGCTGAATAATGGAGCATTATTCCGGTGCAGTTGTTAATAACAAATACGTAGAGACAAAGAGTTGCGAATACAGATTAACCAATAATGAGACCCCAATTAAGCTGCAATTTCCTTCTTATCTTGAACAGAAGACTGTTCAAATCATGGGCAAATGCATGAAGGTTGATCACGCCGTGATAGAGTACAGAAATCAAGTCCCATTCAATGCTGAAGGATCAGTCGTAGTCACTATTCGTGACACAAGATTAAGCTATGAACAAGCTGCACAAGCAGCTTTCACTTTCCCAATTGGGTGTAACGTCGATCTACACTATTTCTCTTCGTCGTTCTTTTCCCTCAAGGACGACACACCATGGGAGATTGTGTACAAGGTGGAGGACTCCAACGTGATCGACGGAACCACATTCGCTCAGATTAAAGCAAAGCTGAAATTATCTTCAGCGAAACACTCAACAGACATAAGGTTTAAACCCCCAACAATAAATATATTGTCAAAGGACTTTACTAAAGACTGTGTGGACTTTTGGTCTGTTGAGAGGCCCAAGCCCATTAGACGATTGTTGAATCCTGGACCTAAACAGGGTCCAGATGTTTTTGAAGGCCAAAGGCCCATTACGCTACAGCCCGGAGAGACTTGGGCCACTAAGTCCAGTATCGGCAGGAGTGCGTCCATGAGATACACAACCCAAGACAGGCTCGGTATCCAAGACAACCCAACAACATCAGATGCGGACTATCCACTTAGACATTTGCACAAGTTACATGAGTCATCCTTAGACCCAGGAGACTCTATATCTCAAACACAATCAAATGCTATGAGTCGTAAAGACATGGAAGAGATAATCGAAACTGCTATTAACAAATGTCTAATAACGCAGAAGTCGACTGTAAACAAAACCTTGTAATTGTTGAAGGCATAAATAAAAGTATTTATTTATTTCAGCCCAAATATTTGAGTTCAAATTGGACATAGGGTTCCACACTTAGGCTATGCAATGAAATAAATGCATAGCTCATTACAATTGCATTCTTAGAAATGTTTTTGTAATTTCCACCACAGTTCCCTTGATCAGGGTCTTTGAAAGTAGCCCACAAAGGGTACTTTCGCTTGGACAAAGGGATGCACTTGTTAATAGGTGCATATATTGCTCCAGAAGCACATCCAACGAACTTCTTCACAATACCAAGTACCTTGAAACGGTTCTTTTGAGAATCTAGCAAATGCATGTTTGCATACGCAGATGCATAAGGGCCAAATAGCTCCGAGAACCCAGGAAGCGTGTTCACACCTTCAGGTAGATAGGGTTTTCTGTCTAATAAGATAGTCAGAACGAATAAACCACTGAGTTTATCACTTGGATCCATCGTATGGTCAATAGACGTTGTCTTCACATTAATGACACCGGAGACATCAAGTTTCAATAACTTGATGTAGTCTCTAGAGCGTCCATCGCCATTTATTCCTCGCACGGGGTATTGAACAAAGGATGCAATGTCAGTGTTCTTCTGGAGAGACATATGACTACCATGTTGAACCTCAACAATGGTATTAGTACTTAGCGGTCTCTCAATACGCTCGTATGAAAGTCTACGGGACACGGGGTACTTCAATGCACGTCCACGTGCTCTAGAGGGGGTCACGTGACTCCATTTAGTACCAAAATTACTGTTACGCAATTTTGATGGAGTACGATAATTACGGTTAAACATACTCAAATAGACAAGGCAAAACCATTACACATGGTTTTAATAGGCACAACAGCGACATTTATAGCAAAATCGTATGTTTAACATCGGCTTAATGGACGCTCAAATTAAAAACCACATAAGGATCGCGAAATTCAACGACGCGTGTTTGTTTAATTCAAACACTATGTTGCAATGAGTCATTTTGTGGAAATGACATAAAAACACCCTCAACAAATGAATTTGATTGGAGGGCAAGGGTGGTCACCGATTGCTAAAAAGCGTAATTTCGCATTAAAAGCAAATTTCTCGATTTGCGGCGGTAGCTTCCGGTTTCCCCACTTCTCCCAAGTAGTAACCCATTATAAAAACTCCCAACGAGACTCCTCGTTGCGCCACGATGAGCGGGACCACCCACGTGAGTGATCCAGGTCCCACCCAGTCGCGGGGCACTCAGGT